ACAGATGGTGATGCTCAAGTAATCAGTGATATGACCACACTGGTTAATGAAGAAATGCAAGCACAAGCTGCCATATTTACAGAACAGGTTAGTGCTGGTAATGCACAAGTTTTGAACCAAGCTAAAGCTTATACAGATGCTGCTGGTAATGAGATAGCTAATAACATTACTCAGGTTAGCAATAGTGTATCTACTGTCAGTCAGCAACTTACAGCGTATAAAGACGAAACAGATTTATCTATCTCAGGAATTACCAGTCGAATTGAATCAAATGAGGCTAATCTAAGTTCTGAAATATCTGCTGAAGTTAATGCACAAACAGGTGAAATGGAACTACGTATAAGTAGCTCTATTGAAACTAATAATGCTTCAATTCAAGAAGATATCTCTATTGTTCAAGACGATTTAAATAATCAAAAAGCAGCTTGGCAAGTAGTATCCACTGTAGATGAGCTTACCTCATCTATAGGTATGACTAATGATGGAACCAACTCGATTATATATTTGCAAGCTGAATCCTTAGTCCTTACTAATAGTAATTCTGATATAGGTAATCAGACTGCACCTTTTGTTGTGGAGGGTGGTGTTGTCTATATGAATAACGCCATTATCAAAGAACTTAAAGGCGACAACATTAGTACTACTGCAACTATTATTGCTGGTTCTGGTGCTTTACAAGCAGGTATGAATGGCGATGATTCTGGTACAACAGGAACCAATATATACAAAGGATATAGATTTTGGGCTGGCTCAGACACTCCTATTAACGCTCCATTTAAAGTAGGTAGTGATGGTGGTGTTACAATGAGTAAAGCCACTATTAATGGTGATAGTGTTTTTAATGGTTCTTTGCGTATTCCTGCCACAGCTTCAGAGACAGCTACTGGTTGTTATATTACACCTGCTGGTGAATTCTACCTACATTCAGCTCCTGTTGGTTCTAGATTAGTGATTGAAAAAGACCGTATTGAAGTCTACGAAGGTAGTGTATTACGTGTACGTATGGGGAGACTGTAATGAGTTATGGATTGCAGCTTAAATTTGATGGGTACCCTGATATAAAATTGAGTGTATATTATCCTAGTATACCTATAGGCTGTTACTACTATCAGTCGAATAGTGTTGGTGGGTCTTTTGCTTTTAGCAATAGAGTTACAACTCCCTCATCTGCAATTAGATTTGGGGCAGGTTGTGGACTATGTAGAGCACAGAATTCAAGTATCACTATTCCTTTGTATGTAACAGGTATGACGGTAGGTACTACCACCACTACAGTATCTTTTGGGAGTAGTGGTAGTATTATTGAACCACGTACTACATTAGCTATTACAATAATGGCAGATTACTCAAATGTATTACCTACATCAAATTACGGATTGATGCTTAATAATAGTGGGGTGGAATCTGTATTAAATGGGGATACTCCACCTATGCGGGTAGTTGCAAGATATTCAAGCTCTATTACTATTCCATCTAAAACCCAATCTGTAAGTTACAGTTGCCCTGAATTAGCTGCTGTAAGAAGTGGCAGGTCTGATTTAGCTTTCTATGTTGGATGCACCAATAAAAATTATTTCTTTGATGCTAAGTTAGCTCCTGCTAATGGTAGAACTTGGGATAATGGGGCAGTAATACGTATTGTTGTATACCCAGTTAAACCTAACAGCTCACGTATACGTGGTATTGAGTTTGATGGTGGTGAGGCAGTAGCAGGTACTTTTGGTATTAAAGTGCTTGTAGCAGGCAGCGCTAATACGTCAGCTCCTACTGGTTATGGTCTAGCTGTGTATGCTAAGAATGGTGGCTTATCCCTAGCTGCTAATAATGTACCAGTCTTTTGTGGTGCTGTAGGTGTTATGAGCGCATTGCCCTCTAACCCAGATGGTACAGTTACTTCTACATTAGGGGCTATCACACCACTCCCTAGTAGAGTGCAATCTATGGTTCCTCTGTTTCCTGTTGGTTTGTTTAGATTAGATGAATCACAAGCAAGGATTAAATGGTATAACGAAAATAATAATCCGTATGATTGTGATATACATATGTGTGTATACAATAATGCTTTTGTACATGTAGCCATACTTAGAGATAGCTTAGGTTTTGGTTCTGGTAATGTATCAAATAACTATGTTTTATATGGTGCTACCTCATACGATAGAAGTGATATTAGATTTGGGGTTGTATTTGACGGTGACTACTTCCTTTAGTGTAATATATTGTTATTAAATACTGTAAAGTGCAGGTTATCAAAATGATTCATATACAAGATACATTGGTAAATCCTATCAACCAACCTATGTCTTTCGCTAGTCTACATATTCAGACTGTGCGCAATGGTGGTACGCTACTAGAGAGCTATGCAGATATTGCAACTAAAGAGGATGCCCAAGTAGACTTCACCTTGGTTCAAGGTGATTACAGAGTCTACTTGAAACAATCTTCTGATGGTATTGAGTATCCTGTTGGTTACATCAGTAAAGACATTTTTGGTACAGTTGTATCACCTACCACATTGGCTGCAATAATTGTAGATAGCCTACCAGAAGAGATTTCAGCATGAAGTATGAAATAACAAATAAGCCAACAGCAGATGGACTCAAGGAAGTATTTTTAGCTGCACAAAGTCATGCAAGTGACCACTTACAGCGAGTACAGCATTGGGAGAACCTAATCTTAGCTGCTAATGGTTCTGAACATAATGCAGATAAAGCAAAGAAAACTCGCTCTGATATCACCATTAAACATGTACGTAAATTACTTGAATGGCGTTATCCAGTACTAGAACAAGCATTCTTAGCTCGTAATGAATTGTTCAATCCTACTGGTCGTGATGCTATGGATGCTGAACTCGCTAAGGCTCATAAGAAGATACTTAACTATCAAATGAATAATGAGATGGATAAAGTAACTCTAATTGCTCGTATGGTCAGAGCGTATTTGAACCAAGGTACAGCTATTCTTCATTTGGGGTGGAAGTCAGAGAAAGGTAAACCTACGTACATTGTGCCTCAGTTTGAGTATGACTACATATCTAGTACTTCACGTACTTACGCTATTTTAGAAGAACGTTATGTAGAGATTTTGAATATCTTAGCTGAACAACCTCAAGCTGAATCAAGCTTACCTACTCACCTAGTTGAAGGTGCTCGATACTATGATGAGCATGATAGAGTGGTGAACGTTAAGATAACAGGATTCGTAGAGAAAGAGTCTGAAGAAGAGTCATTAATCTATAACCAACCTGTTCTCACAGTGGTTAGTATTTACGATGTGTTTGGTGCTCCTGAATGTAAGACAAATCTACAAGATAGCCCCTACATAATTTATCGTTATTTGGCTCCTATTTATGAGTTAGAAGAAAACGAAGAGTTTGATACAGACGATATTAACTGGGAGTCTGTGCACAATATTAATTCTGGTACTGAATCCACACTTAAGTCTATCTATGCTCAAAATGATAAGCGTAGACAAGTGGAAGTTTTTGAGTATTGGGGTCTGCATGATATAGATGGTACAGGTAACATTCAGTCTATTAGAGCATCTTGGGTAGATGGTCATTTACTGGAGTGTATTCCTAATCCATACCCAGATAAGAAGCATCCATTCTATTCTGCTGCGTATTCACCTGATAGTACTTTAGAAAGTTTTTACGGTACTTCTGATGCACATTTAGCTGAAGACAACCAAAACATTTTAAGTGCTATGCACAGAGGTATCATAGACATTCATGCAAATAGTGCTTATGGGCAACGTGGTATTGCTAAGAATGTACTAGACCCTACCAACAGAGCTAAATTCCTGAAAGGTGAAAACTTTGAGTATGACCCTAACATGGTTGACCCAAATGCACTATTCCATACTTTTGAGTTCCCTTCGGTGAACCAATCTACGATGATGTACATGCAGCAAATTAATGCTGATTCTGATGCATTGACAGGTATCAAATCATTCAATGAAGGTATATCAGGTAATGCGTTTGGTAACACAGCAGCAGGCATAAGTGGAGTACTGTCAGCAACAGCATTGCGTGAATCGTCTATCACTGGTCGCTTAGAAGATATGCTAACTAAAGTAGGTAAGCGTATCATGCAACTTAATGTACTTTACTTAGACAACAACAAAATTATCCAGTTGGCTGGTGTTGAAGGTTTAGCCATTAAAGCTGCAACTAATCCGTCCATTGATATTAAATTGGACATCACTAATCAGACTGAAGATGCCATTAAAGCTCAAGAGATTAGCTTTATGTTGCAAACACTTGGTCAATCTATGCCTCCTGAGTTGGTTAAAGCGACTCTAATGGAAGTGGCTGAGTTACGTAACTTGGATAGATTCCACAATACTTTAGCTAACTTTGAGATGACTCCTCCTGAACCAAGTGAAGATGAGAAAGAAATTGCTGCATTGCAGAAAGAACTGCTACGTGCTCAGATTGCAGCTACTCAAGGTAATGCGAATAAAGCGAACAGTGATGCTCAACTTACTCAAGTCAAAGCAGGTACTCAAGAAGTTGAGACAGCTAAGAAACAAGCAGAGACTGATAAGATTGGTGTTGAAACTGAGCGTATGGTTACTGGGCAAGATACAGAAGATAAGATACGTATTATCTCAGCTCAAGGTGAGTCAAATGCTGCTGCTTCATTAGTAAAATCAAATGGAATTAAGGGGTTTAATCGAATTCCTCAAGGCTAACATTTGATTTACTGTATAAACATATAGTATATTTCTTAGGGTACAGTATGTACCCTAAATTTTCCCCAATGTATTAAGGTAATTACCATGAGCGAAAATCAAGATTTAAACACTGCTGAAGAATTTGAAGAAGTTGTAATGTCTCCTGATGAGCGTGCTCAACAAGTTCGCCGTGCTGAAAAAGTACTTAAGAACCAACAGCACATCGTTAAAGCAGCTAAAGCTTACGCTCGTTTAGCTAACAACGAAGACTTCAAAACTATGCTTACGCACCTAGATAATACTGCACTGCATCTAGTGAAAGATGCACCTAAGCGTAGTCATGATGCACAACGTCATGATGCACAAGTACTAAATGGTATTGCTACAGTAGTATCGCTACTTGAAGACCTACCATCTGTAGGTGCTAATATGGAACGTAGTGTTAAAGACACTGAAGGTTATCTACTTGAACTTAAGTCAGGTAAATAACATAAGGAGTTAGCAAAATGGCACAGCCTACTTTAGATGAACTAGCATCAATGTCAGAAAGTGATTTTGCTAACTTCGCAGCTTCTTTTGACCCTCATGCAATTGACGATGAGGGTCAAACCTCGTCTGATGAAGAAGAAGAAGTTGATACAGAAGTTACAGAAGAAGATGATGAAGCTACTGGTGCAGATGACGATACTTCTAATGAAGACGAAGAAGCAGAAGAGGAAGATGATGAAGACGAAGTCATCGTTGAATTATCTCCTGAAGAATTCTTTAAAGCTTTAACTGCTCCAATTAAAGCAGCAGGTAAAGAATTGTCTTTTACTGACCCAGAAGAAATTCGTACCTTACTACAGAAAGGTATTGGTTTCGAAAAACGTATGGGGCAGTTGAATAAGTGGCAACGTCATATGGAAGCACTTGATAAAGCAGAGCTTCTGAACGACAATACACTTAATCTCATTATTGATTTGGCTAATGGTAAACCAGAAGCTATTAAGCAATATATGGAGAGTAATAACATTGATGTTTATGATGTTATTGGACTTGATGCTACTGAATACACTCCTGAGAAGCATGTAGCTTCAGAAGAAGAGTACGAAAAGAGTCAAGTCGAACAAGAGATTAAATCTCTTGAAGGTTACGACCTCATTAAACCACTAGTAGAAACAGAGTGGGATGAAGAGTCTCGTGACAAGTTACTTGCTAATCCTGACATCAGTAAGAATATGATTCAGGCTGCGAAAGTAGGTATACACGATATGGTTCTTAAGGAAGCAGAGAAAGTCAAACTACTGGCTAGCCAACCTATGAGTGACCTTGAAGCGTATATTAAAGCAGGTAATAAGCTACATAAACAAGGCGCATTTGATAAGATGTCTAATAAACAGACTTCCAATGTCGATGAAACTATTAAGCCTAAAAATGTATCTGCACAAAGCAGACGTTCTAATCGTAAAGCAGGAGCCAAAACAGTGGCTGATTTGGCTAAAATGTCTCCTGAAGAACTTCAACGTTTTGCTGCTGAAAATAATTTATAGTTTTGTTCATACAGTAAGGAAGTCTTATGGCTAAGTATAACGACCCGTACAATGGTTCCGAGAGTACCATTGGTAAACAGATGCGAGATTTTGTGTGGAACAAACTCGCAATTGAATACATTAAGAAAGACATGATTTTCTCTGGTATGTCTTCTAATGAAAACCTACCTAAGCATATGGGTAAAACCATTAAGAAATACAAGTACATCCCTATTCTGGATGACAAAAACGTATATCCTGATGGTTTAGATGCTGATGGTAATGCAGCAGTAGGTAATCTATACGGCTCTAGTCGTGACATTGATGCAATTACAAGCGCTTTGCCTTCTATTGCAGAAATTGCAGGACGTGCGAACAAAGTAGGTCGTACTCGTGAATTAATCGAAGCAGATATCACTCGTTACGGTATGTTCATGGAATACACTGCTCAGTCCACTGAGTTCGATAGTGAATCTAATCTACGTGAACGTGACCGTCGTGAGCTTGCTTATGCAGCTAACCTAGTTTACGAAGACTTGCTACAACTAGACCTTATCAACCAAGCTGGTCATATGGTTTATGGTGGTACAGCAACTTCATTGGCTACTATGACAGGTGAGCAAGGTGCTACTCCTTCTGTAATCACTTATGGTACGCTTAAGAACGTTGACGAAATTCTGTTTAACTCAGATTGTCCTGAAGATACTCAAATTATCTCAGGTTCTAGCTATACAGATACTCGCGTAATCAATCGTGCTCGTTACATGATTACTTCTAAACCAATGGTTAACTACTTCCGTACGTTGACTGATGACTTTGGTAAAGAAGCTTGGATTAGTCGTGAAAGCTATGCTGCTGCTGGTAACTTGCTAGACAACGAAGAAGGTACTATTGGTTCTTTCCGTGTTGTGTCTAACAAGCAGATGATGACAGCGAAAGGTGCTGCTGTTACAACTAATGATGGCTACCGTAACGATGGTGCTAACTACATTGTCCATCATGCGCTTATCATTGGTTCTCAAGCATTCTCTACTCTAGGCTTCCGTCTAAGTACGATTGCGAACTCAGTGTACGCTGGTAACATGCTGTTCCTAGATACACCACCTAAGCAAACTCATGCTAACCCATTTGGTGACTTGGGTATCCTTTCTGTTCAATGGTACTACGGTACTCTAGTTGAACGTCCAGAATGGATTGTATGTATGCGTTCTTTGGTTCCTGAACTAGCAGGTTAATCAAAACTAAGCCCCTTACTTAGGTAAGGGGTTTTCTCCCTAACATGTAGGAATTTCAATTATGATGACACGTACTGAACTCGAAGAGATGTCTTTTGCTGACCTAAAAGACCTTGTTCGTAATACTGAGCAAACTATCCCTCAACATGCTACAGCAGAAGACCTTGTAGATTTGATGGTGACTTTCTATGCTGACCGAGCAAGAGAGCTTCAAGACAAGGTTGAGCAACAAGACTTAGGTCTACTTGAAAAAGAGCCAACAAATACTCAGACATTGACAGTGAAAGATGAAGAGCCAAAAGTAGTTGCTCCTACTGGTGGTAAGTTCAATGGCTACGCTACTAAAGCTGAATACGTTAATGCTATGCTTAAGCCTGTTTTGTGTATCATCACTCCACAGTCTTCTGAATTTCAGCGTCAAGAAGTCAGTGCTGCATCTATCTCTGTAGGTAACTCATTCATCCAGAATCGCGAGTTTGCCTTTGTTGCTGATGGCTCTACTGTTACTTCTGTTCCTTTCATTGCTCTAGAGCGTATCAAAGAAATGAAGATTCTTGTACGTGGTACTATGAAGCTTGATAAGAACAAGATGAATGGTAACTTGCAAGGTTCTGGCTTTGGTAAACGTTACTCTGT